CTAGATGGCAACTGCGAAGCACCGGCTTGAGTATGAGGTCAGGCTCAAGGACATGGCCTCGCGAGGGCTGAAGAAACTTGGGAAGAATGCCAAGAAAGAGACACAGAAGGCATCCGAGGGGTTCAAGGGGTTGCGGAAGGCGATCAAACTGGCGGGCCTTGCCGTCGTAGCGGCGTTCGCGGCTGGCGTCTTTCAGGGGCTGCGGAAAGGCATCGAGCGGGTCCGCGAGTTCTCGAAGGCGATGGGGGAGGTGTCGACCATCCTCGGCGAAGGGGGCGTGGCGATAGGCGCGGCGAGCGAGAAAGTGAGGGAGCTTGCGGCCAGCCTGGGCGTTCCGGCTCCCGAGGTTGCGGCTGGTATGTATCAGACGCTCTCGGCAGGCGTGACCGATTCCGCACAGGCGATGACGATGCTGGAGGGCGCGACGAAGCTGGGCATCGCAGGCCTCTCCACCACCAAAGAGGCCGTCGATCTTCTGACGACCGCGTTCAACGCTTACGGGATGGAGGTCACAGAGTCGGGTGTCGCCGCGATGAACGACATGATCTTCAAGACTGTCCAGCTAGGCAAGACGACCATTCCAGAGTTGTCGGCGTCGATGGGCCAGGTGCTTCCGATGGCTGCCCAGATGGGCGTCTCCATCAAGGAGGTCTCGGCGGCGGTTGCGACACTCACCCTGTCGGGGGTAAATACCTCGGAAGCCATCACGCAGGTCACAGCCGTGATGACGGCCTTCCTGAACCAAGGGGACAAGTACGGAGACCTGATGGGCTCGGCTGCCTTCGCGTCCAAGACCTTCCAAGAGGCGATCACGGACCTGATGGACTCCGTTGACGGCAACGCCGACTCGCTCAAGAAGATGATGGGCCGCGCCGAAGGCGTGAAGGCGGTGATGGCTCTGACGGCGAACGACGGGAAAGTCCTCACGGAGCAGTTAGTGAAGCTCGGGGAAGCCAACGGGATCGTCGATGAGGGCTTCGCCAAGATGTCGGAGACGATGGACCGCAAGCTCAAGGCTGCACAGGAGATCATCACCCAGGGATTCGCGGACATCGCAGCCGAGATGCTGAAGTTCCAACTCGGAGCAGCGACCTTCGAGGATGTGACCGATGGAGCCGAATCATTCAAGGATGCGATTGCTGGGTTGACCCCTATTCTGAGCGCCATGGGTCTGTTCCTTGGGGCTATGGTGACGGCATTCCTCACCGCGTTCACCGCCATTCAGGGCGCGATTCTCGGCGTTGCAAAGGCGATGGAGGTACTGGATCTGGTAAGCGAGGAGACTGTCCACGGCATGGAGGACAGTTTCATGGGGTCGATGACTGCTCTGGCAGGTGCAGCCGACATGACGCAGAACTTTGGGCGCGCCCTTGTCGGTCTTGAATCGAACGGTCTCGCGGCAACGCAGGCTGTGGCCGGAATGAGCGCCCACATAAAGGAAGCGAGGGATGGCTCACTTGCCCTCAACAACGCTGCGAACCTACAGGCGAAGGAGCTAAGTCGACAGAGGCGGGCAGTTGAGAAGGGTTTTCTGTCGGAAGAGAAGGCGCTCAAGAAGATCAATCAGGCCATCGAGTATTATACCGACGAGGCCAAGTTCCTCGGCGTCGAACTGCCCAAGCAGGTAGAAGCGTGGAAGGTAATCGCCGAGCGGGGAACGCTGTTCGCAGAGGTCGCGGGCGATGCGAAGGATAAGGTGGAGGGGCTGTCGGTCGCGGTGGACAGTCTCGCGGTAGCGACCGGGGCCTTCTTCTCCGAGGAGTTCCTCGCTGCGTTCTCCAAGCACACCGCGATGATGCAGCACGACTACGAGATCCTGATGATGACGATAGAGGATGGCGAAGAGAAGCAGATCCTCGCCCTAGAACATCGCGCCGAGATGGAGGAGCGGGCGATGCAGGAGCGCATCTTCAACATGGGGCTGGAGCAGGACGCCGCGTTCGCCCTGGACCGCCCGTGGTTCGAGGCGCGACGAGAGCAACTCAAGAAGGAGATCGAAGACCTCAAGGCAGCCAACCAGGAGAAGAAGCGGGAGGCCGAGAAGGCGGCGAGGGATTCTGCGCTGGCTCAGAAGAGAGCATGGGAGAGCCTGTCGCCTGCGCTCCAGGCGGTCATCCTCAATCCGGTCAGAGGCGCGATGTTGCTCGGCGTTCGGCTCGCTGCCGAGGGCGGGGCTGCGATGGCGGCGTCGATGAAGGAGGCGGTCAAGGGCAAGCTCGGGACCGAACTCGCGGGCGAGTTGGGCGGTGCCCTTGGCGTAGTTGGCGGCTTCTTCGAGCTTACGCCGACCTTCAACCTGGCGAACCTGGAAGCCAATCTCGCAGAGGCAGAGGAGCAGATTGCGGCACACCTGGCGGGGGGCGTGATAAGCGAGGAGCAAGGCCAGGATATGCTCGACATGATCGAGAATGTCAAGGAGTTCACGCTGGAGGAGATGAAGGCCGCGGCGGCGGTCTACGAGTTCAAGCGGTCGCTTGAAGGTCTCAGCGAAGTAGAGGCCGGGGTCGCCGAGGGCTTGCGGAAGTTCGTCGACGAGATGCCCGAACTGGGGGAGCAGATCGCCGACATCACCCATAAGGGTCTCAAGGCATTCGGCGAGGGCCTCACGGACGCGCTCATGTCGTTCGCCGATGGGAGCAAGTCCGCGAAGGAGGCGTTCGCGGACTTCGCCCGCAGCTTCGTGGTGCAGATGGCGAGAATGATTATTCAGATGGCGATCATGCGTGCGCTCGCCGCGGCCATCCCTGGCTTCGGCGCATTCATGGGCATCGCAGGCTACGCAAGTGGCGGCGTCGTGGAAGGCGGCGTGGAGCCCCTCGCGTCGGGAGGGATAGCGATGGGCGGCCTGGGCCGCGCGCTGCCCGTTCGCGGATATGCCGGGGGCGGTCCTATCGTCTCCGAGCCTCATGTCGCGCTGATCGGCGAGGGGTCAATGAACGAGGCCGTGGTGCCGCTGCCTGATGGACGCAGCATCCCCGTCGATCTCGGGGGAGGCGGCGGCGCGGAGATAAACATCTCGATTGAAGCGGTGGACGCGCGGGGTATCGACGAACTGCTTGTCAGTCGCCAGGAAACGCTACGCAGCATCATCTCGCAGGCCATGACGGAGAGCCGTGTATTCCGTAACGCGATGCGGGCGTAGCCGTGACGAACCAACTGCTGCCCTCCGACGAGAACTTCCAGTACCCAGACTGGATCGACATCAGTGGCGACACCTGCCTGCCGTGCTACTTCTATTACTGTGGGTTCCTTCCGACCACAACAACAGCGGAATATCCGAGTCGGCCTGGAGGCCCGGTCGGGGTGGGCGCTGTTACGCAGCGCCTCTATGTCCCCGACACCGTTGTCGGAGGCAGTATCCCCGTCCTCGTAACCGATCCAGAAACGAGCACAGGAGGGATGCGCGGCTTCATCGCTAGAGACAACCAGACCTTCAATGTCGATGGCCTGGACTACAAGATTGCGTTCGGGACCACCGTTACGGCATCGACGAACTTGGGCGCGAATGCTGGAGGCTCGAACGGTAGTTCCCCCGCCCCGTGGGGCAGGATCCGCTATCCCGACACGCAACTCGCGCAAACGGACGACGAGGAGACGGACCCGGCTTCTGAGGCGCGGTCCTCGCTTGGCAACTTCTATTCGGGAACCTCTGCGAACGCAACGGCGGCAACTCCCGTCTGGGCAGCCTGGGAGGGGAATGTCCTCATGTTCCGGGTGGGGCCATCGCTGACCAGCGAGATCGTCGAGCACTCAGATGATGTCTCGTACAGCTACGCGCGCCATGTTTCTTCATACCAGTTCATCGCCTACCCCGTAATCAACACGGGTGTCGGCGTGGACCTCTATCTCGAACTCTGGAACATCGGCGGCGGTTCCCCGCCCGCTGGGCGAAGGCTGATTCGGCAAGTCGTCAACAATGGTGCGCGCGGCCTCTACTTCAACCGACCCTATCACTTGCGAGCGACCGTCGAGAATGTCTCGGGCGACCCGAACATCAACTGCTATATCGGGCGGTTCATCGACCAGACCAGCGGCGTGATCCACGACGAGGTTCAATGCTTCAAGGACGGCGTGTTCGACAACGATGACTACACGCTGGGGACCGACACGACCCACACATCGGCCACCGGCTTGATTGTCGATACCGATGGCCTTACTGGGTCGAACACCGAGACCTTCGGATGGCTATGCGGCGTGGATCGTCAAGCCAATATCGAGCCCAGCATGAGCAACGGGGCGGGTGGCGCTCCTCAGATCATCAATGTCTTGGAGGGGATCCACGAGATTACCGTCAAGACGCACCCAGCGGGGGCCGTCCTGTACCGCGACCTGTTCAAGCGCGAACTCTCAACGGTCTACCCGCCCAACCCCGGCCACGCCGCTGTCCGAAGCGTGACGGGGCAGTTCGGCACGCAGGGGTTTTGCGCCAACGGCCTCTTTGCGCTTGACCAGTTCGCGCCAAGTTGGCCCTCGGGCACCCCCACGACGGATACCTTCTGGACGATACGCCCCTCTCTCCTGTGGACCGATGGCCCCCTGTCCGTCGATAACCCCACCGACTATATCTCTCCTCTGATTGACCCCGAGGCAGATGGCTACACCGAGGGGTTTCGCTGCTTCACCCACCTACGCCCCTCCACCGAGTTCTTCAACCACCACCGATCCGTCACCTTCCAAGCTGGCGATCTCGTTCCAACGGTTCCGTCCGCTCCGACATTCCGCTTCGGTGTCCTGCTGCGCGGCGCGTGCGACCCGTGCCTGAGTATCAACGCCGTGGCAGCCTACGCGGAGTGGACTACCGACCCCGCGAGCGCCGACACGATCACTGCCCTATCGTGGAAGATTGCCCTGGTCAGGGCGGTTGGGCCGAGTACGCCAGCGGGCCTCCTGCATGAACCCGAGTTCGAGCTGATGGCCCAGGCAACGGAGATTGCGCCATTCACCGACCTCTACGCTGCCGGGGTTGTTCTCGACTTCAAGGCCCAGGCGTATAGCGCGGCACCGTCGCCCGACTCGACC